GGACCTGCTTGTCGCAGGTCCCACACTAGCACGCTTGTTAGTGTAAGCATTCGCTTACTCCGCAGGTGGTATTGTTTCTCGAGCATTAGTTCGAGAACAGGAGGGGCCCGAAGATGCCAGGCGAACATCGAGTTAGAGAACGACAACTCACGGAGCTTTTTACAGGCTCCTATTCCGATCCTAAGATCGGTTTTAGTTGGTCCGACTCTACTGAGGTTGGCCTGTGGGAGTACATGGACGACTACATTGGTAGATACTGGATGAATAATCCACTCTATCAAAGTAAGAAGTTCGTGCACTACCCGCGCATTTTCGGTAAGTGGACAGACGGGAACGGTGACCTTCGGCATGTCTTTGAAGGCCTGCCAATTGGTTATCGACCAATGGCCCCATCCTCGGATTGGTTTCCGAGTGACTGGGTCAATCCCGATCTCATCGCATACGCCCATCATATTGCTGGAAGGACAAATCCGAGTAAACCTCAGATTTCTCTTCCTCAAATGATCGGCGAATTGCGAGAACTCAGAGATACGATTACTCCTATCTCTGAACTGTTCACTACTATTTCTGGTCGCATCCTCGTACGAGGACGCAGGCACATACGAGCAATGAGGCTCGCCCGTACCTGGAGAACAGGTGCCCGTCGCTATCTCTACAAAGAGACGCGAAAGAGGAGATCCGGTTTCGGATCACTCTTAGACGCCGCCGAGACCCTTGGAAAAGGGAATCTCACGTGGCGTTTCGGTATCGCACCCATGGTCTCTGACCTCCGGAAGCTTAGTAGATTAGTGGAAATGACAAATCGTCATATTCACAACCTCTACAAACTTGCTTCCGGTAAGCCCCTGAAGCGCAAGGTTCACCTAGGAGTAGACTCTCTGGAAGTCGATAGAATCGAAAATCAAACGATTCACTCGACGGGCACGGTAATACGTGCCACAGAGGTCCACCGAATCCATCGGGAGCATTGGGGCCAAGTTTCTTGGTCACCCAGTCTTTCCGATACGTTAGCCCCTCGTGATCCTCTAGGATGGACGGAACCAGGTAATTTTGTCAACAATTTTACCTGTAACGCCGCCCTAGATACACTTGGAGTTAACACCTTCGGTGCGCTGGAAGCAGCATGGGAGCTGATTCCATTCTCCTGGCTTGGGTCGTGGTTTGCCAATTATGGCGCTTGGCTTGATGCCAATAACTACACTCTCCAAGTCTCGCCGCACGATATGATTTATTCGATGCGGCTGAAGGCGTCTAGGACCTTTGAGGACCTAGACAAAGAACCTTGGGTTCGACTGGACGGTGGAAGTGTCCAGTCAACCGAGCGGAAATATCGAATTCCTATCGATAGTTCTGCTTTGTGGATACCACCACTCACCTCGATCTCCGGAGTTACTGGAGGTCAATTGTCCATCCTCGGTAGCTTGGTCGCTACCGGGGAAACCTATCGGCATGTTGCCAATAGGTTCTGACACCTTGTCGGGTGTCAGATTCCCAATTTCTTGAGGAGCTCCTTACTATGGCATTTCCTGACCCTATCTCGATCGTCCCGGCTGTTGCTGGGGCGACTTCGCTAACGCGAACTACGGATGATGCGGGCAGTTCGGTGTATCGTTTAACGACGACCACCGAGTTGTACCAACTCACCATGCGACAGATGACCATGCGAAATGGTCGCCGCCGTTTCCAGTGCGAAATCATTCATAAGGTGTTCGCGACAGCGACCACCAATGAAATGATGACCAAGTCCTATGCCGTTCATGAGTTCGAGGAAAATAACCTCGACCAGGAAGGGCTGTCGGCCTTGGCGAACTGGCTGAATGACTCCGGTCGACGTGACCGTCTCATTCAGGGCGAGGTCTAGCAATAGACCTCATCCGTATTCGAGATTTGGGCTAGGGTCCATGCCATAGTCATAGAGCATTTGTAAAGGAGACCTTTACTATGCTTCAACGCTATGTTCAGGAGCTAGCTCAGGTGTACATCAACATCCTCGCGGATGCTGAGTACGCCTTCCCGAGCTTGAGTGCGGATTTCAAACGTGATAGAAATCGCCTCGAGTGCGCTGTTAAGGACCGAGGTCTGCACCTTTTTGTTGCAGATCTCCCCGCTTTGGGTAAGCATTTTGACAGATGCTTGTCCTTAGGCCAGTACGTGCCGAGTGGATTACCCTTGTCGAAGGGTATCTCACGTCGGGTAAAGATCCCTAAGTTTCTTAGGGGACTTTATCTACTGGTGTTCGACAGCGACGGTAGTTTGAAAGGAGTGCCAAATGGATTGGCTATTACGTTCCTTCGCACAGTATTCTACTGTGCTAAGAAAGTTACCGTCTCTTGTTCCAGACACGATATTGCTGCTTCTGTTGCAGACTTTATCGCGACTGATCAAGAGTTACCAGAACCGTCCAAGTTCTGGGAAGTACCCTGCAGCACGCTCGAAGTTCCTAATGAAACGTCATTCGGAACTTCGGAGAGATATCGTCGCCGAGCTCGCGATAAGTGGAAACACTTGTCCGCGGACCCGGTGCCCGAATCTCCCTTGCTGCGCGTACAAAACGGTGACGTTTGTTCCCTCGGACGGGGAACAGACCGACTCCTACTAGAAAATCTCGACCTCGTGTCGGGTATTCTAGTGTCTGAGCTCGGATCATTTGATCCAGAGATCTCGGACTTCAAACATGGACCAGGATCTGTTTCTGACGTTCCGAAAGGGGAATCCAAGTATACTTGGAAGACCTGGGACGAACGGCAGGAACAGTTGTTCCCAGTAGCTCGCTATGGTTTTACAAACTATGGCGACTGGGCGCATGCTAACAAGCTGCAACTAGCCGGGGCTCTGAGGTCGGAGGTGTTACCTCCTTCGGATGAGCCCTGGTCCAAGCTGGTTGCAGTCCCCAAGAAGCACAACAAGCCACGGCTTATCGCTTCTGAACCCGCTTCGAAACAGTGGTGCCAACAATGTGTTAAGCACTTCATGTACGAACGAGTTGAGAGCACTCTGGTTGGTTGTTTTATCCATTTCGAGGATCAAACACGAAACCAGGAGTTAGCCCGCTTGGGGTCTATGGGATTGGGTCTGGCCACGATAGATTTATCGGAGGCATCAGACCGTGTTAGCACGCTGGCCGTGGAGTGCGCGTTTCGGAGCAACAAAAGTTTGCTCCACGCACTCCAGGCGACACGTACCCTGTACCTCAGACAGGACCTGAATACAGGTCTTCCTGAGATCTACAAGTTGAGAAAATTCTCAACGATGGGTAACGCCTGCACTTTCCCGGTTGAATCTCTGATCTTTCTCATCGCGGCTCTAGCCTCTTGCCTTACTCAGGCAGGGGTGCGAGCAACGAGAAAGAGGATCCTAGACTACGTCGGGATTGTGGCCGTCTTTGGTGACGATTGTATCGTCCCCGAAGACAGTCGGGAAATCTTCGTAAGGTGCCTTGAGATCTTAGATTTCAAGGTAAACGAGGACAAGAGTTTCTGGACCGGACGGTTCAGAGAGTCCTGCGGATACGATGCTTTCAACGGGCAAAATGTGACGCCCGTCTACTGGCATGCACCTTACGACGAAAGTCCTGCCTCCTTAGTGAGGAGGGTTGACTGTGCGAACAACTTCTACTCGAAGTTCTTCGTAAACACGTCCGCCTTTCTCGCACGGACAATTACCAAGTGGAATATCCCCTTGGTGAGGTTTGGAAGTGGGACCCTAGGCATTCAATCCTTTGTAGTTCCATCTGACCAACGCTTTAAACAGCGAAGGAACGAGGCTCTACAAAGAGACGAGCTTTTAGTACCCGTACCAATAGGTCGGGTGCACAAAGCGTCGTGCCTGGGACACGAGCGACTTCTTCAGTACTTTACTGAAGATCCTGATCCAATGACGAATTGGCAATCAGGTGTCACCGCTCGGCCGGAGGTAAAAATCCGGCACCGTTGGCAACCCAAAACTGACTACGCGTGAATAACGCGGCTCCACTTTTGGGTGTATCAGACTTTAAAAGACGCGCGCCTCTGACACTTCCCGTTGCTAACAAGCTCGGGTCGCGGATTACGGCCAATAGGGTTTGAGCACGTCGGTGAAAGTCCGACCTCTACTCTCTAAATCCCTTCTGGTCTCCGCTTGTGTCGAAGCCCTGGTGATCTGTGTATGCAGCTCCCTGTCTGACCCGGCGGTGGCGACTAAG